CCGGGAGATTGTGCTCCAAATGTGTTGTCAACAGATACAACGAATAATACGGCGATTATTCGTGCAGTAATGTCTTACGATAGGCATCGTAATTGTCAAAGCCTGCTGTCAAAAAAGGTGAATCTAGTGAGGCCTTGGCATTGCGTATGTCTTTGATAATAGTCTGAATTTCGTCTGGTGTTATTAACATCTTATCGAATAACCATCTAGCGTAAGCATCTGCACAACATTTTTTTGGCTTACTAATTTGGTCAATCATACTGTAGGCAGCATTTTTCCCAAATTTCTGTTGTAAATCCTTGAGACGTTGGTCATGTGAGACATCAAACATCATGTTATACCAATTTTTATCCTGTGTTGACAACACGTGTGTTTTACGTGATTTCCCTGTTAGGCTATAATCAACACTAATATTTGTGCGTAAATGATCATTATATGCTGATAGTATTGGTAAACCATCTAACCAATATGTATTTGCGAGATATAAATTGTGCATATAAGATAATTGCTGCGGTCGAGTCAAGTTTTTGATGCTGTCAGACCATGCAGTCAATGTAAAAAAACGATCAATTTTCCGTGTTAAGCGATAACCGCAGTTGTCACAGTGGTAACAATTTGTACTACAGTAATCAATGTCAGATAAATGATCGCTAATGCTGAGGTATTTGAGGACCATACCACAGCCATGATTGAGTAAATAAGATGCGTAATAACCCTTGACATCTTCGCCCAAATAGTAAATGCGTTTGAAGGCACTGCGTATTATGGTGTTGTCGATAGTGGGTGTACAAACGATAACGCTGTCATCTCCTTTGGCAGTGATGCCATACTCGTCCACAGTTAACCCTAGTTCGACTTCCATTACATAGCGTTGGAAACATGCTGTCACTAGGGTGTTGAAGAAAGTGGTGTCGCTGCTACCAGAAAATACCTCTCCTACCATTGAACAAGAACCAAAAGATTTGGTTTCATTGTCCTCAAAGTAGTTTGCAGTAATTTTCGTAGTGCGCGGGTAAGCGTGAAAAGCCCACTCCTCCTTACTAACATGGGTGACTTTGTCCTCGACTAGTTTATAGATAGCAAATCCAATGATCTCTTTAATTTCTTGTGTAACTGACCGGTCCATCCCTGAAATGTCACTTTGAATGACTTTTGTTAACCCGGCATTCTGCCAATCATTGAACTGCTTGCCAGTTTCTTCCCATGTTTTACCACCGCCATAACCTTTAAACCGCTTGAAGTATTGTTCTAAAGCGTATACGACGGGGCCCATTACATACTTATGTTCCTCACACATAGCAGAAATGGCTCTATTTTTTGGTAAGCTCCCCCCCTCACAGATTTGTTTTTCGGCTTTACAGAAAATGTTCACGAACCGTATAAATAAATTTTGCTGTTGCACTTTATCCATTAATTGTTGTTGGTGAGAAGTGAGGTGGTTATACCAAACATCATAACTATAGTGAAAATCTCCTAAAATGCATATAATTTCACTAAGTATGACGTTGTTAAAATAATCCCTAAACCGATCAAGGAACAATAAGCTGGGTCTAGGGGTACCGGTGCATTGTCTTCGCAGGGCTGCGTAAAGGTTGGCCGGACAATTATCATAATACACTAACTTTGGAGCACTATTTAAAATGGGTGCTATCTGTACCAAAGCCACAACAGGTTGTTTAACGCACTGCATATTTTGGATGTAATCCATGGTGGGATATGCAGGCACGTTAAAAGTCCAAGTTGTGTTTAAGCTGATTAAACCATTGATACTAACGTGATGATCAATGGTTAGACAAGTTTTGTTTATCACACCTCGATAGTCCCACTTGTCTAAAGGGACCCGAGGTGGGTTTCAGTTCAATGCCGTGGCATTGTTGACCGTTAGGTCCAAATTCCCGACATCGACTGTACCAGCGGTACAACCGAATAGATTGAGTCGGGTCCAACACAGTTTACTGGCTTCACGGAGTCCATAGACATGCCAGGCGTGTAGGAAATTGCGGTATGGCTTGAGTCGACTATTTAAGGCATCTCGAGTGAAATGCCCTAAAGCAGACGCTTCAATGGTTGCAACCATCGCCCGCTGTGCAACTATCTGTTGAAAGACATATTGCACAACTAAGGCCACCATACTTGGAGTTAAAACATTAGCGTGATTAGCAGAAAACAAATGCGCCGCTAAAGTGGAAGCTTCCTCCATGCTTTTACACTTCCTACAGGCTGTTATTAATCTATTAAGTAGCTTTGTTGCTACCACAAACCTATCCGATGCAATAGTGAATGTGTAACAGCCCGTATTATCAGAACTTACAACGGTCATCTTTTCATAGTGGTTACCAATGCTTTGGTAAACTTCCATAACTTTTGTGGTTGGATGAATATCGCTGTAAGTTCCATCTGGCACTTCATTAAGTGCCGCAGACATAGTTGGAGTAACCAACTTCACACTATTAACCACAGCCTTAGGTTCCGCTGCAGGTAATTTGTCTACAGTTACATTGACAGGCGCATCTTCGTACATTACAACAGGTTGGTGACCTGCTCGTAACATATCATTTGCTTCGCGCACGAACTTATCAATGGCATCTTGTGGTAAGCGCACTGTTTTCTTGGTGTGCTTCTCCAATGTCAAGATAGCGGCTTTGTGTCCTGGTAAGCGACAATCATCAGCGCAATCTACATGATTAAAATTGCTGCATGTGTTGTAAGGACAATCAAAGTCAAACTGTGTGTGTTGGGCTGAGGCAGATTTGGCGTCTGCTGCTGCAGCCCCTTTACCGAGGGGATGTTCATGGAAGTACGGCAAAGTGCAGGTGCGGCAAAAATGTATATGCCCAGTGTTAGTGTTGTCTAAAAGTACCTGCAAATTGTCAGCTTCAGTATTACTGGACCGCTTACGTATGAACTGAAACCACAGTTCATTAGTATATAAAGCTGTGCTATCATTCGGTATAGTCACATTAATATACTTCGCGGAGGCTGCAGTAACATCATCCTCAGTGCCACCAAAATACTTAGTGGGTGGCTGCTTGAACGCACATACGCTGTTTTTCACTCCATTGGCTTTAGGTCGCCCGAGCAAAATAACACTTGCACAAGCGCCTAAAGAGGTGCGGTGCAAGACAGTGAAAGTCCACCCATATCGCGTGACTACATTGTCAGCAAATAGTTCAGGTAGCAAATCATCATGTACGTAGTTACGTTCGACATCAGTAGAGTTTGTATTCGGAGCGAACACAATTTGTTTTCCGGCTCGATACCAATGTCCTTGATCGTGGCTTTGTGCCAAATGATCGACCAAGATCCTACCACCTAAGTAGGTAGGCTCGAAGACTTTCATAATGATGTATAAGTGGCGTGTTTCCCGCCATTGATTTAGTGTTTCATAAACGTGGGATTGGTATACATCATTAAGGAACCCTGCAGTATGACTGGGTGCACAAAAGCATTTCTCAAAATCATGACTGCAATACGTGGGCTTATTTTTGGTGGGTTGTGGGCCAGGATTCCTCTTATCCTTATAGCGCGATTTATTACTTATTTTGTCTTGACAGAGCATCAAGCGATTCTTATCAGCTACGGTGATCACAGGTCTGTGAACATGCACCGCATGATCAGGTAATAACTTAGGGGTACGTGCCCCACCAAAATAATCCTTAACTATGCTGTTCTTCGGTAACAACAAGTTAACGATATGATAATCCACGGCTCGTTGGCCAGCACAATAAACATGTGGGTTTTGGGCCCGCACTTCATTGCTAAGATGGTTGATCATCACATCATTCACGTCGCGTACTTGTTGTGTGCCTACTTTAATAGGTAAAGGGGCTATGGGTATAACCGGCTGCACAACATTCGCTTCATTGATCCCTGGGTTGACTAGTCCAGGATCAGCTCGTATCACAATAACTGGATCGATGACACGGGGTTCAACATCGGGTTCATCAATCAGTAAATTGTGTTGGACATCAGCTCGTTTGGGTTTGATCACTATGTCCTCTTCCTCCTCAGGTATGATCTCAATCATACCTCTGCGTGGGGCGTCAATAACAACAACAGCGTTGACATCAATCAAGTTATTATTTTTTTCAGGTTGATGTTCTTTTGCGTTATCGTTATCTTCCATTGCCAAATTATTTACAGAAATTTGGTCACTAGACAGCTCACCTCTGTTTATCGGGTCTCCTAGTCTTAGTTCCACTGTATTTAACATGGCCATGGGCTCAGCATCTTCGAAGACTAAATCTTCAAGGGATATGTCCTGGATAGCATCATCTGCTGGAATGTGCATCAAGGGGACTTCATCTACCACCGGGTCAACAGTAGCATCTGGAATGAGAGCTAACACAGCGAGGTCCAATTCGCTCATAACAAGTGAAGGCTTGTTACAATAACAAATATTCATTGAGAATAGTTTGCTAAAC